GTATCCCTTGCAAATTTTGCAAGAAACACAGGACTCACCATTTGCATGCTCAATGAGGACTCGTTCACAATCGGCTACCGTCGCTGCAAGCGATAGGATTGCGGTGGATCTACAGAATAATAGTAGTACCACGTTAGTTGGGGGTAACCCCGGCTACTACGAGTCCATATCATCTATGATAGATGATCCTGAAGGCGGGCGACGGAAAAATAAATCCGTCACTCACCTAAAGTATAAGATTGACTTGCTTACTTGTCCTTATTCCGTATATGACGGTTCGGACATGTCTAATGCACCAGGCCCTCGTACTAGATATGACGGATATATGCCAACCGCAGGAGACCAAGATTATTCTGGTATCCTGCCTGACATAGATCATCCAGATCTGTACATCCCAGTTACTGGGAGGTCCAGCGACGATTTGGGTGGATGCGTTTTCAACGCATACAACCAGTTCGTCAATGAGTATAGGGGCTTGGATGGGTCACAGTCCATAGCAGAGGCGGATGAATTTCCGAAGCTGTTTGAACTGTGGAATAGACGAATGGGTGTGGCTTCCAACCTCACGAATGGTTTTCTTAACTATTCGTTTGGCTGGCGCCCTGTTCTCAACGACCTTAGGGACGTTGCGAAAGAGCTACGCCGGCTTCCATCATCAGTGAGGAAGCACCTTAAGTCGAAGGAGAGGTCGATCACACGGCACTATAAGTTCCGTATGAAAGATACCGTCGACGACTATGGGTACTTGTTTGATAGTCCTGCTACACCATTTCTATGGTGTGGCTATCACTATGAGACAAAGACTACTGATAAAGATCGTAACGTAGTAGTCACGATACGAGCTAAGGTAAAGCCTAAGCTTAGCGGAGGTGCACAAGCGACCCTTGAGAAATTGGGGCGTCTTGGGCTCATTCCTTCCTTAGCAACGGTCTGGTCGATCACTAGGTTATCCTTTGTGGTCGACTGGTTCTATAATATCGGAGGCGCAATTGAGAATCTTCAAGGTTCTCTTGTCAATGACGTTTCTGACGTCACTGTCTGCGTTTCTGATAAACGTACGCGTTCTATGACGCGCTACACCAAGGGTATTGACGGACATGCCGTTGGTCGATGGGTTAGCAATCAGACGTACTATCGTAGGTTTCCTACGAGTGTACCCTTGTTGCCTCCACTGACCTACCCTCGGCGTGGGGTCCAGTTTGTGCTTCTTGCACTTATTGGTCTCACATCAACAAAAGGAGGACGTTTAGTTCTCCGATTAGCTGATAGAGTGCCCTATAAACTTAAGCGAAAGCTTAAGAATATAATTAAGCGCCCTACTAACCCCCGTAAAGGGGTTTTCTAGAACTAGGTGGCTTCCTAATAAGTTGCCACTATATTGTAACCGTGGTTTGTAAAATCCTCGTTTACAGTTATCAGTTAATAATGTCACGCGCTTGACTCTTATGCGCAAATTACTAACATACTAATATGTATGTTGTGCCTTGGACACTATTCCATTCAGCTACAACGATGAATACAACCATCACACTAAACAGTAAGGTCTTCAATAAAACGAAGTCCCCTACTCCCACGTCTGTCGTCTTAGTGACGAGATCACGTGGAGATACGTTGCCCGATGTTTTGACTGTCTCCCACAAGGAGTCTGTCAATCCCGTCGAGCCAGCTAGCATCGATACTCGGTCTCTAATCCGTATTGATCGCACTTATGATAGTGGATCAGGCGTTATGAAGACCGTTTCATGGATGCTACAAGCAGTGATTCCTGACGATGCTGACGCGACTAATATTGCGGCAGCGTTGGCTGATATCACTGACTTCATGGCCTCCGCGATTACGTTACGTACTGCGAATATCGCAATCGTAACCAACCACGAGGTGGCCTAATAGTTAGTTAACTGCCCATGGGGGCTTCTACAAAGTATATACAATGAAAAAGTCAACATCGGTAGTTATAACAGCATCACAGCATACGTCGTCATTATATTTTGCCGACGATTGCAGTGTCTCATGGATCGATCTAAATGATTGTTGTTCAGAAACGCTCTTTCGAGCGTTTCATGTCATCCGTCAAATAGCGGTCCTTGATGGTGGCAGATGGGTCGTTGAGTTTGGAGACGGTTTCTTTCGAAATCCGAATCCCTGTTCAATGGCTATCTGGCTCCTACTGATCCGTTCACGGTTTATTGGAAATTTTATTTCCTCTATAAACTATGATATTAGGTCAGAAGCTGGTCGCCCAAAGGCGACATCTATTAGTCGTTTATCAAGGGTTAACCCCTTTGATATCCTTGCTGAAGGAGTTACGGCCTTTATGGTCGATTTACTCCATCGTATCGATATAGGTGATTGCTCCCATAAGGGACGTGTTGTATGAATATACAGACAATATATAATCGCCTGCAGATTGACGTGTCAAGCATATTGGGTTTTGAACCTCAACTTGACATCTCTAGGGCTTCTCTTTATGAGAAGCTGTGGAGAGACATATTAGTATTAATTGAGCAATGTGGTCAAGCCGACTATGTTACTCACTTGATTGACCTCGATGGCGAGGCTCTCTGTTATGATGATTACTATCGCATAAGCCCTTACGGGCAGACTGCGTATGTGATCGTTTCGGGATTGCAACAATCGTCGAATTTTTCGACTTCAATTGCTGCGCCTACAGAGCTAGTAGCTCTGGTGCTTAGATTCCTTGGCGACCGCTCTGCGGTTGTTTTGCGAGTTCTGCGCCAGATATGTCTGTTCACATATAAAAGTAAGTCACATGAAGTCACGGAAGAACAGGAACTCGCG